CTGTGGGTGTCTCACCTGTGGGTGTCTCACCTGTGGGTGTTTCCTCTGCAGGTGCTTCGGGTGCGACAGGTCCGGTCTCGCCGGTTTTGATTTCCACTTCAGGCATTATTTATCCTCCCGGCTTACGGTTATTCCGTTAAAAACCTGGTCGTATTTCCTTGCGGGGAACTTGTTGTCAGGGGTCTTCGTTGTGGTTTCTGTGCCAGACGGGGATGTCATGGCGGGTTTCTTTTTATTGGCCTTTGCTTCCAATTCCGCAACTACGTCTTCTGCTGATTCTTTACCCATTATAAACTCCTATGCTTGGGGGATCTGTTTTCCCATTTGTTTGATTGCTTCAGGTCCAAGATTGTTCATCATGTCCTGGTTCATTTGGTCCTCTGCGTGAGCTTCTTGCTGCTGCTCCTGTTGTTCTTTGGTTATGATCAGGCCTTTGAGATCGACACCATCATGTGCGCCAAGTCTCCTGGCCAGTTCATTGCCGTCAAGGATTGCTGCTGCCTGTTCCTCGCCAAGGAGTCCCTGGAGGGTCTGCACATAAGCGACCAAACGACTCCGCTCATGGCCCCTGCCAAGTGCCTCAAGACCTGTTATGATTGTCGGTCTTGTAATGTCCTTGGGCAGTGAGGGAAGAGTACCTTTCTTCTCCAGTACAGCGATTCGGGCCTTGATGTAGGGCATCTGGTATTCAAGGGACAGCATCGAGTAAATGCCACCCAATGCGTCTTCAAGATCCTGCGCCATCCTTCGGATCTCTTCAGCCGTCACCCGTTCTGCCTGTCTCTGGTATGATGCATGCAGAAGGAATGCTGCCTGAAGTCTTTCCTCGATCTTGTTTGCTTGTGCCTGTGCCACCTGGAAGTCATGGAACTTTTCCATCTGGAGAGTTGAAATGTCTTCCCGGTTGCCTTCAACAACTGCAAGGTTTGGTGCGTTTGCTATGGTTTTGAGGCTTGTGGTCCCGTTAGGTGCGACAAGGATGAGAAGACGTGCTGCGGCAGCAGAACCCTCTGTGAGTGCCTGTGTGAGGCCATCGAGGGTCTTGAGGTCGCCAAGGTACATCTCGACGTAGGGAAATCCGTAATCCTTGCCGGATGCCCGTATCATTCTGATAGGCAACCATGAAGGAGTATCCAAAGGTTCCGTTCCCCGTGATCCTGGGATCTTCTTCCCCTGTGCTTCTTGATATATTTCCCAGTGTTCAGATGTCCTTTTAATATGCGTGAAGATGTCCACATTCTTTTCATCGGAGTTTTCCTGTGCCATGTGGCCTGGAATCCTCTTGGCAAGTTCGTCCTTCAACGTCTTAGGAGAAACACTCTCCTTGACCACAATCTCAAGTACATTACCCTTGCGGTCCCGGCGGCACACATAGTTGTTCAAAGAGAACATCTTGAGACCGTCATCGGGTTCCACATGGAGAAGGACGTTGCCGCCCACAAGCAGGTGCATTAAGGTTTCAAAGGCAACCACACGGTCCCCCTTGGCCTCGACATCTGCCATTACCCTACGTTCGTATTTTGATAAAGCTTCTTCTGTTTCAGTCTTTGCTTCGGGCCGGTTCTCTTCCTCAAAAACCACGTCATCCACAAGAATGCGGAAGAACGAGGTATTCGGTGGAAACAACGTGAGCAGCAATTTGGAACCAAGGTTGTTGACTCCTTGCGTACCGATGTCGTTCCACGGCAGTTGTACCTTGGAGACTTCACTCTCTTCCTCGTTGAGGAAAAGGTGGGGCAACGTATACTTGGCGCATTCCTTTGCTCTGCCAAGTGCAATGTTCCGCTTGCTTTCAAGTTGTGCGTACCTGCCCTCAGCTTCGCCGATGTTTTTCGCCATGATAATCGCCTTTATTATTTAGGTATGCTGAGACCCGAACCACCACCAAGACCACCCAAGTCTATGCGTAGGGCATTCGTGCCTCGTTGGCTTGCCTTGCGTTTCTTGTCTTCAGCGGTTCCTTTGGAGGATTCTGGGGTGTGCATTTGTTCAGCAGTCTTTGCTGGGGGAGGTGGCGGCGGTGCTGGTTTTGGGAGTTTTATCTCTTCCACCTTCGGTATTTTCGGTGATCTCATGCACATTACATATCCTCCTTGGAAAACTGGTTTTGTTGTTTGTTATAGTGTTCCCTGAGGAACTTCACCACCTGCCGACATCCCCCGTAATAACGGTGGTATGCTTCCGTATCGTGGTGGGTCATGTCTCTGGGCGGGAACAGTGCCTCAAGATCATCGATTAATGCCTTGGGTATATTGGAAATTTTCCTCATTCTTGCTCCTATGGTGTCTCTTAATGGTGGTTACATCCTCAACCTTTTGATTTTTTTGATATATTGGTTTGATGATGCTAATGGAATATCAAGCCCATCGATGTGGTGCATGTAGGCCTGGGGGAATCTTTCTTCAATGAATGCGCCGGTCTTGATGCGGTCAAAATGGTGGTAAATACCGAATTCGAAAACATCGTCAACAGACCCTGAGGTCCACAACCACATGGTTTTCTTGTGCGGTTGCAGTATGTATAAAAATCTCTCCATCTCCAGAAGATCCTGGTCCAGGGGTTCCCCGCCAAGAATCCATATCTTGTCGAAGTATTGTGAATTCAAAGACTCCTTGACTGAGTTGACGGCATGTTTGTATTTCACGCCGATGTTGAAATCCCAAAGTTCCTTATTATGACATCCGGGGCAACGACCGCTGCACCCGGACACATAAAACTCTATGGCTTTGAAATTGAAATTGAATTCAACGCCACTTATTCTCATTTGAATTTCCTTTGATTAAAGTCGTTTTCCCTGCGGACCTCGCCCCAGTGTTTCTTCTTGGTGAGGAACCCCACAACACGGGTGTACTGCTCCATTTCTGAACCACACTCGCAAACAACTGTGAAGTTGCCGGACGTTTCAGTATCTCCGCAATTGGGACATACATGCATGACATGGTTGATTGCCCAATACACCACCCCCATTGATGCGACATGTTTGACAAATTCCATTGCCGCATCGATGTTGATCAGTGGGTTGGTGACGTTGAGGTGCATGATGGAACCACCGGAGCAGTAAGGGTCAAGCTTTCCCTGCACCTTGATTCGTTCCATCGGGTCCACCTCTGATTGCAGCGGGATGAACTGGTTGCTGTAAAAAGACACCCCATAAGCAATACCGGACAACAGATCTTTTTTAACAAGCTTCACTGCGGAACCTTCTCCAGGGATCTGCTCGATATTGTGCGGAATGCCCATGTCAGCAGCATGCTGGTCAACCTGGGCCGACATGAAGCTCAGGATTTCCTTGGATCTTGCCAGTATTTCCCTGGTAGTCCCAAGGCATCCAGTGGTTTGCGTCGATGCCTCATAGAGTCCGATGAACCCGATGGTGGAATATTGCTGGTCAAGACTCATGTGTCCAAGGGAATACAGGGGCAGGGCTTTGAAGTCCTCAACCCGTGCGTTGATGAATACCCTCTTGGCATGATTGATCTTGACTGCCAGACCGATCAGTTCTTTCAGCCGTAACCAAATACGCTCGGTTGCCGGGTGAAATACCTTTGGCAAATTAATGGTCACAACACCAAGGGAACCGATCTTTGTCCCGCCAGCACCAAAGGAATTGACGTACCCCATCGACTTCGCATCCGACCGGAGTCGGCAGCACGATGACAACGTGGATGTTGCACCATGATAGAAGTTGATGAATCCAAACTTCGCATTCTCCACCATGATTCCTTCAAGGAATTCAGTATCCTTGATGTTTCCTTCTTCAGTGGAAAATGCGGCAGTGATGATGGGGAAGGTAACCTGGGTGCGTTCAATGGCATCATTCATACATTCCAGAAAGATCTGCTGCACATCCTCTACTGTGCTTACTTTCGGCGGTTCTGCGCCGGGTAGCGCATAGGAAGGCAGAAGTTCCTCAAGGAAAAACCGATCATATACAGACACGTTGGTGAACGGGGATTGATGCCCCCGAAACTCCCAGTTAAGAGTGTAAATCAGGGAAGTCAGTTGTTCCCTGAGATACGTCTGCGCCCTTTCCTGGTCTATTACATACTCACCCATGAGATCCAGGGTGTGGTCGTTTCCTGTCTTCAGGATATGTTGGTAATAAATGGATACCGTCAGGAGGAGATCGGCAAGGCCGGTCGCCCCAAGACAACTGTTGGCGGCATACACCACGAACTGTTCAACCTGTCTCAGGAAACTGGCAAGGCCTTTCGGTGGTTCCACCTTCAGGCGTTTGGACATTTTGAGTCCTTCCAGTGCAATATCCAGTGTGCTGAAGTTAAAGCAATAAGGCCTTCCAATGTCCCAGGAGTCGTTGATGTATATGTCTCCGTATACCTGTGAAGTGATTGCCTGATCAGCCGTTTCCTTTCCGTAGAGTTTCTTCAGGGTTTTCCACAGGTTGTTGTAGCTGTTGAGGCGCATCAGGGGTTTGCCGATCTCGTAATTGTATGTGATCACATCCTTGCCTGACACGTTTGCGTTCTCATCGATTGACACATCAGCCGTGGTTGCGCCTTGTGAGTTGAAAAAAGCGGAAGACGAGGCATTGATGTCAAGCTGACTGCCGATTCCATCCAACTCTCTATAAGAATCCGGCAAGCCGTTGATGAGCGTTTCAAATTCTGGGTCATATGAATGGTCTATATGCATTGCTTCTCTCCTTAATGTTTTTAATACTTTGCAGTTCCGTCTGCGTAATGAATGAACACGCCGTGGGTAGCGTCGAATTCCTTGATCTTGTCCCAATCCTCTTTAAGCTCACGGTGCATCTTATCGATCACTGAGTGAGGGAAACCGTTGTCACGTCTTTCTTTGCAGACATCAGGAGAGGTGAGCATGCGGACCACCGTTGCCTCGTATCCGTAATCCTTGGCAAGTTCCACCCATGTACGGACATACCTTGCCCTTACGTTGGTCTCGTCAATGACAACATTCTTGCCACGTTCCATTGCCACCCGTGCGTAAAGTATTGTCAACGCATGTACCATTGTTTCCATAGGCATGAAGAAGACGTGTCCCATAGCTTTGCGGATATCATCAGCGCAGATGACTGTATAATCAGGGAACTGGGAGTTAACAAACGTGGATTTGCCTGAACCGGGAATACCAACCATTATTTTCATATACTTTTTCATTTTATGCTTTCCTCTTTATTTGTTTTGAAATTGATTTATACTTTGCGTTCCTGTACCGTTACGATGTCCGCACCGCATGATTGCGGTTCAGTGCAACGTCCCAGGTAAAGGCATTTGGGAACCATCAGGGGATAAAGGATCGGGTCCACATGGGATATTTTCTCCTTGATCTCACGCATGACCACACGGGTCTCCGCACTGGCCTTGGCGCACAGACGCACTCTCGACATGTTCAAGAGTGCCTGGGCGTTGATGTGCATCGAGTGGTTGACGGGAGTCTTTCTGTCGGTGACTTCCTTCCCACGTTTGCCACTGCGGCCCGTGTCATCCCTTTTGCTTTGGACGTAGTGATCCACTCCAATGCTGTGGCGCACCAGATGAACTGATACGAAACTGGGAATGCCTATCATGTCCACCCAAAACGTCTGGGTCCTGAGCGGTGAATGCTCTGAACGGTAGAGATCGTGCATGTTTATGCTGCCCATCTCTTTACCAAGTGTTACTCCGCAAGCCTTTAAGGCCAGTCTATAGTCGGTAAGCTTTTCAACTTTAATTTCCATTCTCGTATCCCTCGATTAAGCGGTTGATGTAGTTCTTTGCCTTGTAAAGATCCTCGATACCGTTCTTGTAGGGGTGTCGGCAGACGTATTTGACGATGTTGCCTTCACACCAGGGCAAGGCATTGGCCACAATGAAATCCGTTGGTTGGATCTTGAACCGCTTGTAGTGTTGAGGGTCGGCGGGATCGTCAGGTTCTTCCAGGCTGTTCAAGTCATCGTTTTCCATCTCAAGCACGGGGGTCGGCTCAAGTCCGTCCACCGGCCTAAAATTTGAAAACCTCCTGCAATCGATACAGGGTTCTTGGTCTGGGCTTATTTGTATATGGACGCAATCGTCGCATTTATGTCTTATGTTTATATGTTCCACGGTATTACCTCTTTTGTCTTGAAGTTGTAGTCAGTGTTCCTCAGTATTCTCGCCACCCTGGCTTGAGCCAGTGCCTCTTCCTCGCCGAACCCTGCTTTTTCAAACGCCTTGAGGGTGTCTGCCCATGCGGCCTTGACATTGAACTTGCCGGAAACCATATGCGGGTTGAGGATCGCCTCTGCTTTCTTCGGGCCTATGCCCTTGCAACCGGGGTATCCATCGGATGTATCGCCGATAAGCGTCTGGTACAGGTGGTTGTAATCCGCTTCCCCCAGGGTAATATCCTCAACATTCTTAGGGTCAGACATGTTGGAGAACTTGCCAGGGACACTGCGGAGATCCTTGTCAACGGTGCATA